TTTTGCTTACATATCGTCTTGATCGTGTCCGACACGCTTATGGCTGTAGCACTCACGCTCACCCATATTGCCGTCATTCAACTCACCGAGCTTGCCTTCAAAGTTGCCAGCATGGGAGAGTGGGCGTGAACCCATTGCATCCATTTTGCCCATGCCAACTCCGCCAACTAGCTTGACTTTGCGCTCTCCGCTCATGTCGGCTTTTTCTGCGCCAGCAGGTGCTTTTGCGCCAGTTGTTGAAGGTACGCCCTTCATGCTATCCATTTTGCCCATGATTTATCCTTTAAGATGGGGTTGATACACTACGAATAATAATACTATTTTACGATTTTTCAAGCAATTTTACTAGATTTATCGCACCTTCTATATCGTGGATTCGAGCTACTGTTGATCCACGCCAATTCAACATAAATGCTTGTTGCGCTGCTGTAAACTTTGCCTTGTCATCTGATTTTATTTCAACAAGTGCGGTCTTTTGGTTTTTACCCACCACAAGATCAGGGAATCCGCCAGCAACCCTTGACGTATCAAATACAGAACAGCCAAGCTCTCGTAACGTCTTAACGATAAGCGAATGATTAGCATCAACTTTTCTAGCATAGGTCATTGAAATGTAATAAATTAAAGGTTAGTATCTAAACACTTTACACCAATAGGGGATGAAATGGCTCAAAAACCATTATCGCATGAAGATATGCAAGAAGCGGTAAATGCTTTTGCTAAGACAGGCAATAAAAGAAAATCAGCCGAACTTCTTAATCTACCTGAAGGCACTTATAACTCAAGATATAGAGCTGGTGTCAAAGCAGGCATTAAGCCTACAGTTGATGTATTTAACAAAGACTTAAACGATCTTAATGATGCTAGAAATAAGATTAGACAGCTAGAAGCCACGATCCACGCTCACGAAGAAAATACATTAACTGCTGAATACATTAAAACCACCATTCTGAAGATGTCAAAGAAGGTGGCATCTCCTCCTAATTGGCTAATTAAACCCAGTAAAGGCAAAAGAAGCGCAGGCGTTCCCACTCTTTTTGCATCAGATTGGCATTGGGGCGAGGTAGTTGACCCAAATCAAATTAATGGCGTAAATGAATATAACGTAGCGATTGCACAAGATCGTGCAAGGGTAATGATTGAAAAAACCATTGATTTGCTTAAAAACCATGTAGCTTTATCTGATTATCCTGGCATTGTGTTTGTATTGGGCGGAGATATGGTTTCAGGTGACATCCATGAAGAACTAATGGCTACAAACTCTATGGAGATTATGCCCACAGTCATTGATTTGTTTGGTGTATTGACTTGGTGTATTGAAACTTTAGCCGATGAGTTCGGAAATGTCTTTGTTCCGTGCGTAAGTGGTAATCATGGGCGCAATACGCACAAAATTAGGGCAAAAGGCAGGAATTTCACATCCTTTGATTGGTTACTCTATCAGTTTCTAGCAAAGAGGTTTGAAAATGATACTCGCATCCAATTTCATATTCCTGACGGCTCAGATGCCTATTATTCAATCTACGGACATAAATATTTACTTACACACGGGGATCAATTTCGTGGGGGTGATGGTGTCATTGGGGCTTTAGGCCCAATCATTCGTGGAGATCATCGTAAACGCTCCAGAAATGCTCAGATTGATATGGAGTACGACACAATGATATTAGGTCATTGGCATCAATTAATTCAGCTAGAACGCCTTATCGTCAATGGTAGCCTTAAAGGTTACGATGAGTATGCCTATGCCAATAACTTTGGATTTGAGCCACCACGCCAGGCATTATGGATTACCCATCCTGAACATGGTTTAACATTTAGTATGCCTGTTTATGTTGAAAGAAAACAAAAGCAGCTTAACAAAGAATGGATTACTTGGAAATGAAACTGAGTCCTGCCATATTAAAGAATTTATATTCTGCATTAATGCTATGTGAGCCACTAAATAAGTGGAATTTGCCTTTGCCAGAAGAAATTAAATTTGTTGTTGATTCAGACCCCGAATCTATGGGAACGTACCTGTACGATGATGGGGGAGATTACGAACACATCATTACAATTTCTGATGCTCGTTGTGGCTGGTTGACAACAGTAATTTCAACATTACTCCATGAGTGCATCCACATGAGTCGTAGTGGAACAATCACCGATGCTTGGACTAAACACGATGCCACATTTAGACGTAGAGCATCTAAGGTTGCAGAGCTTGGCTTCGATCCTTTGGAACTCTAACGAATTTTCTGTAATACCAATTCGAGCAGTTCTTCTTCTGTAGTATCGTACTCTCGCTCAAAGCGTTTGCGACCCATTCCGTGAATACTGGTATTTGCGCCTCTATGGTGGTAGGGGCATAAGGGGATAACAGGGGCATCACTTCGTTTACCAGCTCGTCTAATGTGATGGATTTCCGCTGGAGTCCCTTCATTGTCTTGTTTGTAACAGAGGATGCAGCCAAATCTCGCCAAGCGATCATAATGCGCTTTTTGAGCTTTAGTGGACACTTTTCGTGCTAGTCCAATCTTCTAACTCTTGCGCTGATTCTGTTATAGAACAAGCAATTAAATAGGCTTGTGAATATTTACCTTTAAGTACCGCTTCGTGATAGTGTTTGATGAATGAGTTAAGTTTAAGAATAATGTCTGCATAATCGTTCATCGAGTGACTCTTTCTATTTGTCTATTGTTAGCTTGTTCTGTGCGCCATGTTTCCCATCTCATCTTAGCGGCTTCTAATTGCCATTTTAATGCTTCTGCTTGTTCGGTTGCTGCTCCAATACCCTTGCATAATTCTTGATATTCAAGGCTTGAATACGCCTCTCGCTCTTGCGCTCCTAGTGACTGTTCACTAGACTGTTTCATCTTAATTGCTTTAAGACTATGCTTATATGCTTCAAGCTCGGCTAACTGGCCCTTTGCTTTTGCATACTTAGGAGCGTTATTATAAATAAACTCTACCGCATTGTTTGGATCATAGTCTTTCACATTTTCCCCCATTGATCTGCCATAGCATCGGCAATTCCTTGAAATGTTTTGTTTCTCATTTTTTCTCTTTGCTTAGGTTGTAAGCAAGAAGAATCATAATACCATTGACTCATTCTTTTGCCACTTTTTGCTACCCAAATTTGGCCCTTATCTACAATATTTGTAGGTCTAAGCGGTGGTAAATTTTTAAGCCATAAACAAGTTGATTTAGTAACGCTATGACCAAAATGCCACGGCTGAATTATCTGCTCAGGTTTTCGAAATTTACTGCTCATAATTCCCACAGGGTTTTCAATGGCGTAACGTGGGATATTGCAATTAGCTAATGCCATAAAAAAATCTATGCCTTGCTGTTGCCGACCATCTGCAATTTTTTTAGCAAAATGTCTAGCACCACTAGAAGCAAGATGAGTGCAAGGTGGGTGAGCAATCATTAAATCCCAGCCATCTTCAATAATATCCATGACATTACCTTGATAATGAGGCCCAGGAACATCGGTTGGCTCTAAATCACAGCTCATAGCATCGTGCCCCCCCCTAATGAACGCATCACGGACAGTTCCGCTAAATTCGCAAGCTACAAGCACTTTCACTTTAGGGCCATCCATAAACCAACTTGTGCAAATGAATAACCTAACCAAATCATAGCGTTTGGTATAGAACCTTTGCGTAATTGCAACACACCGACCATCAAATATCCAAGCCCTGTTGCTGCAATAATGGTTTTTTCCAACATTTGTATTCCCCCCTGTTTCCTAATTGATACTGAATAGCATAGTCTTGCAATAATACTTGAGGCAATTTCTTGCTCGATATGTATTGTCTAAACTTTGCTAATCCCCATTCATACCGCCATTTACAAAGCTGCCTGACGGCTGATTTGTGCCGTAATTCGTTGTCGTAATTGGGCGAAAGACTCTCCAGCATAAGGCGTAATTCCCATTTCTCTTGCTTTAGCCAAAGTTAATTCGTCAGACGAATACCACGGCAGTTGTGGTTTTTTTACAACAGTTTCTGTTAGATCAATTTCATCTTCCCATCGCCCTTGATTTAGCCAGGTGGCGGGATGAGGAATAAACTCTTTTGAAGTTTCTTTGAGCTTCCAATATTTTAAATGATTTGATATGGCATCAAGAGCTTCTTTTTGCTCTAACTCGCTTAACCGATTCCAGCTTGACTGCGCTGCTCTTTTTGCTATTTTTCTTGGATATAGTGTCCAAAACGCTTGAAACATGAAACATCTCCCCGTTACGTTCCATCATTATAGCTTCTACCAAAGTGGCAGTCAGTCCTTGTTGAACAAGAAAGTGCAATCCTTCTTTATCGTAATAAACATGGACTTCGGCTGACCCGTCTTTGTTTTCTTTAATCTTTTTAATTAGCACTTCCATCAATGTTGCCCATTGAAAGCAACTGGGCCAAGTGCATTTAACAGATCACGATGCGCTTTGACTTCGTTAGTCAAAAACGCAATTCGTTCTTGAAGCACTTTAATTTCAAGGTCGGCTTGTTTAAGCATATCGACCAGCATTTCTTCTCTACTCATAGTTCCCCTTAAAAGTTAATACTACTTAAAGTATATTAAAAACCCTTCTATGCCCGTCTGGTGAGCGAACCTAGCCTACCTAAGTTCGCCTTCAATTCTGCCCATCTGGAGCCACAGAACCCGCCAGTCGTTCGATGCACAGGCACTAGCTTCGCCACCTGTATTGCGCTATTTCAGCATCTTCCCTCTAGTAACGCTACAACCCTTTGATCGCTACGATGTCGTTAGAGCCGCCAATCAAAGAAATAACATCTTACAACAATTTTAAGACTTTGCAATATCCTGTTCTGCCATGTAACAAAAAATACTGCACTCAATGTCAGGTTCTTTTGGGTAATTGCCATCTGTAGGCTTTAGTTCATCCAAATATCTATCCTTGAATACAGTTTGTTTTTTAAATCTTTCTAGCTTCGCCATGCGGTCAAAGTGCTCTGGAAAGTCAACTTTAATTTTATTCCAATAGCCCATACCACCTTTGACACAGCCTATGCAATTATTGTTATGGTATCCAAGTTTATACATCGCTGGAAGCTCAATGTTGGCATTTTTAAGCATAGCCAAACAATCTTCTTTTCCTAAACCTTTGTCAATCAATGGAGTCCAAATATCAACATCATTATTGGCATCTATAAAGCGATCTAAGCGGGCTTGCTCCTCTGCGGTATAGCCAAATACCTGACGATCTGTAACTTGCTCAAAACGCTGTCTAATGCGTTTTTTAAGCTCTCTTGTGCAAGGTGCGCCTTTTGGGGTGCGAATAAAGTTTTTTTCAAATACTTTGTAAATCGAACGCTCGTATTTGTCATTACCCAATATTTCTATTTTTTGCCCAAACCATTCCTCACAATCTGCTAAAAATCGCTTATTGTCAGGGTGTTCTTCTTTAACTTCGGTGTAAGCAATAATAAGTGGCAATTTGCCAGCATTTTCAGCAATAGCTAACTTGGTAGCTACCGCACTTGCAGCCCCACAACTAAACCAGCAGACTATTCTCATTGAAGTTCGGGCCATATAAGATGCCAGGACTGAGGAAACAAGTCCTTGCGTGTGATTAAACCATGCGACTCCTTTTCAAGAGTTGCCCCTAAAAATGCGTATTGAGATGCTGGAATGTTGTTTTTTCGCCACAAACTAACTGCTGCTGGGCTTACACCCGTTAAATTGGCTACTTTTGTAGTTCCCCCAAGCAAGTCAATTATTGCTGAATCTGTAAGTTTTAGTCCCATTTAGCAATCTTACAACATAAGTAATTATTTTTGCAAAGGTATTGCACTTTGATGAACTTTGCTTAATAATGGAAGTATAGCAACTTCGCTATGTCATTTAAGGGGAATTTAAATGGATGAGTTGTATCAAGTTATGACCGAAATGGAGCAACGCTTGGAAATAGCGTTAGACAACATGGAATACGGCACAGAACTGTCGCAAGACGATGTGGATGTTATTCGTGCAGCTTGTGGAAAGCCAAACAACAAGCGTAATAATCTATTGCAAAACGTGTTTGATGATTTTGGTAATGTTTTTGGGGGAAATCATGCAAAGTGAATCAATAGCTAATCTAGCTAAAGCCTTGTCAATCGTGCAAGGCAAGCTGACCTACGCAAAGAAGGACTCAGCTAACCCATTTTTTAAGTCTAAATATGCAGACTTAGAATCAGTATGGGATGCGTGTCGTGATCTGTTATCAACTAATGGTCTAGCAGTAGTTCAGTTACCTGGCGAATATTTTGAAGGCACAATGGCCCTTACAACAATTATTACGCATAGCTCTGGCGAATGGATTAGTCAGCAAATGTCTTTGCCTGTGGGTAAACCAGATAGAGATGGTGTTGTTAAAGTAGATGCCCAAGCTGCGGGATCAGCAATTACCTATATGCGTAGATATGCTCTTGCAGCAGCTATTGGCGTAGTGCAAGCCGATGACGATGGCAATGCAGCTTCTGCGCCCAAACAAGTTAAATCAAGTTCATCAATGAAGTCTGTAGCAGAAGATATTTTATAAGGGGAAACAACATGGCATATACACCAAAAGAAGGATCAGGAAGTCTTTTCAAGAACGAGCGTAAGGCTTCTGACAACCATCCTGACTTTACTGGAACAGTTATGGTCAACGGCAAAGAGCATTACCTTTCTGCCTGGACTAAAACATCCACTAAAGGCACAAAGTTTCTTAGCGTATCAATCGGCAAAGAAAAAATCCCACAAGGATTTAAACCAGCAGGATCAGACGAGTTACCAAAGGATGATCCGTTTATAGACGATAGTACCCCGTTCTAAAGGAAAACACCATGCAGAATCAAATTAAGAATCTTATTACCGAAAGTGCCAAATTAAGTTGGCAACCAGTTGGAGTAGATGAAGAACAGCAACTTATTAGTTTTAAACCTGAAGATTTGTTGTCTGTGATTAAGGCGGTTCTGCACGTTGCTGCCGATATGTGCGAAAACTACTATGATTCAGAGCGTATCATTAACTATGCAAAAGGAATTAAATGACTTGCCAAGTATGTAAATTTTTTGTATTCAATCAAAATGATATGATGGGAGCTTGTAAGCTCAATCCTGTGGTTGTTAATAAAATGCCTCAGGACTGGTGCGGTCAAGAGATTCCAAAAGAATACGAAGAACCAGGCATTACAATAACTGTTGCTCCAAAGGCTACAATCGTTGCCCAAGAAACAACATACGATATAAACACGGATGCAGTAAAACCAAAAAGGGGAAGAAAAAATGCAGGAACAAAAGAGTGAATCATCACATTGGTACACCAAAGAAGGTGAGCCTTTTTATCAAATCGAACGAGCAGATGGCAAAGGGATGCGAAACACCACTTTGCGAGATGCAAAGAAGCTGGGCCTTTTACCGAGCGTTACTACCATTCTCGGTGTGGCGGCAAAGCCTGGACTCCAGAATTGGCTTCAGCAGCAGGCTATCCTTGCAGCCTTAACGCTACCACGCAATGAGGGCGAGTCTGAGGAAGATTATTTAGACCGAGTTCTAAATGACTCTAAGGCACAAGGCAGAGATGCAGCCGATAGAGGAACACAGATACATGGCATCTTAGAAGCCTTTTTTAGCCAAGTTTTATTGCCTGAAGTGCCTGAGTATTGCCGTAACGCAGAAAACGCTTTAAAAGCCTCGTTTGGCAATCGCCTATGGGTTACAGAGAAGTCTGGTAGCCATGAGCTAGGATTTGCTGGAAAAGTGGACTTACACGCTAAAGGCGATAAAGTTAAGGGCATTGTCCCCGTAGTTGCAGATTTCAAGACAAAAGAAGTCCCTTTGGAAAAGGTCGTTCCATACGAGGATCATATCATGCAGTTGGCTGCCTACCGAGAACTCTTGGGGCTTTCCGATGCTAGGTGCGCTATTGTCTTTGTCAACGGATTGACCAATGAAGTCAAGGTTTGCGAGATTGAGGAAGCCGATTTGCAGAAGGGCTTAAAGTGTTTTTTCCATCTGCTACGTTTCTACCAAATTAAAAGCGGATTGGTCGTATAATATCTTTGGGGCTGGGTTGGTGATCCCCCGCCAAAATTCCTTCCGTGAGGTCTCAGCCCCACCTTAATGTTGTTTTATTGCAACTTAGGGTTTTCCTTAGAAAAAAAAATTTGACATCTATGCTACAGACAAAGAAACTGTAGTTACTCCATGTGGAGTTTTATTTAAGGGGATTTAAATGAAATCAAATTTTATGCCAATGGGTTACAGAAGCAACGATGGCTGGTTAATTAGTGACCAACAGATGCGTGAACTCCAGCAATTTTTTGCTGAAGAACTGCAACTTGAAGTTAGCCCATCGGATTGTTTGCGTATTACCGATGTATTCAAAAAGTATTTTGAAAAAGAAGTAGCGTAAGTTTACACAGGGCAAGCATACTTCAGCTCAATAAGCCGAGGGTGTACGACTAAGCAGCTTGTCCTGTTTTTTTAACTTAGGGGGAATTATGAAAACAGCAATTATTGAATGGATTGGCGTAATACTGCTAGGCCTAATCTTGGGCGCAATGTTTGGCTGGGGGTTCTAATGATCGACAAATCTCAGTATGTTATTCGTTTAATGGAAAACTTGAAGAACAGACAGATTTTTAGAAATAGAGCCTGCATTACAGTATTACTCAAGCGTAGAGGCAAGACGTTAGAAGCAAAACGCAAAATTATTATGATGGCTAATACTCCATTATTTTATGCTTTTGGATATGAATACGAACCTAAAAAGGAAACGGAATATGGATTTGGCTACTGAATTTGAAAGCCCTGATTTTGGCAATTACAAGTGTTACAAGATGGGGGGCATATTGCACGTGCCACATTACACCAAGCCAGGCGTTTATGTAGCACCTTGCATTAAGAT